TTTGATGTTGAGCTAATCCAAACAGTATTCTATGTTCATAACCATCTGCAAAACGAACTGTACGAGTTCTTGGTGCGGATTTTTTACGGATTCCGTAGGTAGGTTGTATAGAAGGGAAGGTAGCCATTATGCTAATATTCCTCCTGGTCTTTTTTGTTGTACTAATTCAGATTGTATCGCAACTGATATGAGACGACCAAGTTCTCTTCCTTGCTCTTCATCTCCTTCAACAGAAGATCCAGAAGCATCTACGTTCACTACTATATTTGTTGAACCACCAAGAGCATGATTTGGTGTAATCGTACCAGATACACCAGGAGTAAACATTTCTGGGCCACGTTCTCCAACAAGATACTGACTTCCTCCTTTAACAGGTCCACCTGCTGCTTTGGCTCCTCTAAAAGCTGGATTTGAGGGCATAAAGCCTACTTTTCCTATATTTGTACCAGCAGCAGTCGTTAGTGATTTTCCTCCCATTGTACTAAAACCACCACCAAGCACACTTCCGAACATTCCCAATAAGCCTTGCTGAAACTGGTTCGCCATCATTCTTGCTGCTGATTTTATAAAATGATCGACTATTGCATTGAACATATTTCTAAAGGCATCATTAATAGACATTGTTCCTCTAATAATTCCTTCAAATGAACGTTCAAACGATTGAGCCATTGTTTGAGATAAGGTAATAACTTGATAGATTGGATTTTGTAATCTCAACATCTCATCCTGTAAATCTTTTACTTGGTCATTAAGAGCAGAAAAAGCCAATTCACCAGATTGTCCAAATTCATTATTGGCTTCTTTAACAAGGCCAAGCATTATCCTGACTTCCTCTAATGCGTCTTTAAAATCTTTCATTCTTTTATTTCTGCCTTCTTCAAATTCTTTTTGTAATTTGTTTGCTCTTCCTTCTCCATATCTTGATGGATCTCCACCCCCTCTGAATAATAATTCTTCGCCAAAATCTCTAAACCTATCAGTAAATGTTATCTGTTTTGCTTTTGCAACAGCAATATCATTTTCTGCTTTTGCTCTAGCTTCTGCTAAAGCTAGTTCAATAGTCGCACTATCAGTTATTAAATTTTGATTTAATAATTGTGTGGCAACTTGATTGCCTATTTTTGTTCTTGCTTCAAAAATTTGATTAGCTAATTCAGCTTGTCTGTTTGCACTAGCTAAAGAATCAAACGCTCCTGAATCGGCTCCAAAAATCTCTGTTAAAGATTTTGCAGTGCTGCCTGAACCAAATTGAGCAAAAGCTCCTAATAATCCAAAAGCTTCTTCTTTTGTAACGCTAAAACGTTTTGCAACTTCATCTACATCTTTTGCCGTGAGTTGAGCACCTACACTAACATCTGTAAATCGAACATTTAAAGCAGCTAAAGATTGATTAAATTTATCATTTTTATCAATAGCAGAACCTATCGCAGTACCAAGAATTGATAACGCAAACCCAAATTGACCACCAATCATGCCTCCTGCTGCACCACCAAGTCCACCACCAACTGCTGCTGCACCTGTTTGTCCAAAAAGCAAAGGGAAAGATCCACCGATAATTGCACTACTAGCCGTTCCAGCAAACTTGCCTGACAGCCCCTTGCCAATGTTAGCTTTACCAGTATTTCTTTTGGCACGGGCTAATCTTAATTCTGCTGCAATTTCATTTCTTATTAACTGAATATTATCTTTATCAATTTTAATTCCTTTTCTTTTTAAATTTTGTATTGCTTTAAACTCAACTTTTTGTCTTTTATATGCTTTGCTTAATCTATCTTCTTTATCAATTACATCGCCAATAGCTCGAAAATATCTTTCTGTACCTATTGCAACTCTGTTTAAATTCCCTTTTGCTTGACCTAAAACTTTATTTAAAGTATTGAAAGAATTTGGTAGTGTTTTACTTTGTTTATTAGCTAATCTGTTAAGAGTAGTTATTTCTTTACTTAAAGCAGTAGTTTCTGCACGAGCAGCTTTTAATTGTCTAGCACCAGCAACAGCGAGTTTAATATCAACGCTATAATCAGCCACTTTCTAGAAAATCAAAACATTTATCTCATTCTACCTCTTTTCCCTTTCAAAGCACTACCTCTTTGTGCTTCTTGTTGTGCTTTCTCAAAATCTTCATGTTCAATTTCTGCATAAGCAGCCCAACCTATCATTTCTTCTACAGTTAAAGTTTCTGATAATTCAGCAACAGTTTTTCCTAATTCTTTAGCTAATGAGAAAATAAATTTCCAATCGTTATTAGCTTTTCAAATCGGCTTTAGCCTTTGATACCTCCCTATTTTGACCAGCTTCTATCATTGCTAATTGTATTTCTTGTAAAATGTTTGCTTCAACTTCTCTTCTAAGAGATGCTTTGTCACCATCTTGAAAAAGTCTATTACCCTCTTTATCTAATGCCTTTGTAATCATCAAAGCCAATGCGAAATCATTTGGATCGTTAGCATCTGATTTTTTTGTTATTGATTCTCTTTCAGCAATAGTAAGAGGATGCCAATAAACACTTAAAATTATTGTTTCATCTTTTACTACGTCATGCTGATATAGCTGGCTTACACCAAAACTATTTTTCAAAAGTTCGATTGCTCTAGTCATAAATAATACAATGCTATTCTATTATACTAGGCATTAGCTGAAAATTGACAAGATATTACACCAACAAAATGACTTCTTTCTTCAATATCTAATAAGTTTGGTCCAACCATATCTTGAACTCTAGGTTTTACTGAAAAAGTATCTACATAATCAGAAGCGTTTACAGAAGTCAATCCATCTATAACTTTTTCTGCTATTTCTATTAATACTTTTGTTCCAACGTTTTTAGGAACATGAATATTACATTGAATGACTCCAGAGTAATAATCTAAAGCTGCACCATGAGGCTGAATAGTTGATTGTGAATAATTTACATTCATAACTACATATTTTTGTTCTTGTCCAGGAGTATTGAAATTCAAATTATCATAAACCATTGATATGTTTGGATCGTCTTCTAAAACAGCATCAGTAACCGCTTTTTCAAATGCAGCACGAGTATTTTTTAAACTCATAAGTTAAGCTCCGTATAACCTGCTTGTTTACCTGATCGACCAAAACCAGGTGTCTGTCTTGATTGTAAGAATATTCTACCTTTTGTTTTCTTTTCTTTCATGGTGTCTTTAATAATTTTACCTAAACGACCTTGTATAAAATTTTGAACTTTACCACTTTCTAAAGCATAAGCAGCGTGTTTCGCTCTATTTCCAATAAAAACAGGTCTGTTAATATTGAATGTTTTACTAACTGGGTATCTTATTTTTATAGTTGGGTTACTTGGCCTTCTAGCTGGTCTGCGATTAAAAAAATCTATACTTTCTTGTTTTCTCATAGCCTTCCAGGGGTTAAAATCTCTAGCGTCATCTCTAGGTCTTACACCAGTTGTTTGCACTTTCCAACTTGAAGCAAAAAATCCTGTCCAAACAGGGCTATGAGTTCTAGTTGATAAACTTTTATGAGTTTTTCTTATTACAGTATTAAAATCAGCATTTATTTGTGCTTCTAAATCTGCTATTGGATCACTTTGCAATAATTGTTTTTTTCTAGCCATTAGAACCGCACCATAACAATGTAAAGATACACTTGATTACCTTTTTTAGTGTTTATGTCATAAATCTGCGTAGTTCTTAACTGCCCATCATAAGTAAGTTTTATCTTATCCTGGAACGTAATTTGATTATTACCAATTAAATCAGGAGTTATGTAAAGTTTAGCTCTTCTAATCTCTAACCCTTCCTCTTCTTCAGATTGTATAAATTCAAGTGGTACTTTAATATCTGAATAAGTAGTATTCACACTGACAAGTTCACCATTTTTTATATCATATTTTTCAGCACCTTTTTTAATAAAAGTAATTGTGTGATTAAAAGAATCACCTAAAGTTGCAACAACACTTTTAGCAACATTTTTAAATACTGAGTCTAGTTGACCTGCCATTACCCTCTAACTACCCTCATCTGAAAAGTACCTGCTCCACCAAGCATATAGGCTCCAAGATAACTTTGTAACCACGGGTAAACATCCATAATATTATTTACAGATCCAGTTCCTTGACTAGCTGTATTGTATTTAACTCGAAGCTCACCCAAAGCAACTTCTTCAAAATTACCATCTTTACCAGTAGTTCCTGTAATAGCATCAGTATCATTTGCCAATGCTCTAGCTAATTCATATTGTGCATACTTAATATTCAATGGAATAGTAGAGCAACTTAACTCAACCCTATCTACTTGATAATTTGTTCTAGGAAACTTCAATGCTTGATTTTCGTCACATCTATCGCCTTGAAATACAAAAGTATCAATCCATCTTGTCGCAGCTATCAGTGATCTGTTTTTTTGATCGTCTGTTTTATTATCCCAGGTAGTTGAGTCTGGTACTGTTTCAAAGTAACTATTAGCTTCTGTCAATGTGACATAGCTATTAGCAGTTTCACTTTTTATAGTTGCATTTATGGTAGCTGCCACGATTGATAAAGTAATTTAGTTTTATTGTAGCGTAAAGAAAAAACCCCACCAATAATTGATGAGGTTTTTAAATGGCATGACCACTGCCAATCCAATCTTAAAATAAATTAAGACTTTAAACCATTTGATAACGGTGTGTTTACAAAGATTTCAACCATTGGAATTTGGTCGATGTCATAAGTTACACCCCAGTTGGAGCCTGTTCTTAATGCTGAGTTAGCAGGGTTATCAGCAGCATTTGTCCACTTAGTACCCATAACGTGATAAGCACTATGGTAGTCAACAGACATAACATCTTGCTTAGATAAGATGTTTCTTTCTGCTTCAATACCTAGCTCAGACTGATTACCTTCAAGAATTGTTCCTGACTTCATTAAGTAGCAACGGAACTCCTGA